CATAGAAGCCTGCACTTGCGCCAACCGTTTAGTCTCAGCTTCGTATGCCTTGACTTGCGCCTCAAAGTCCTTGCGTTTTGTGTCTTGCACCTCAACCGATTGATTAACGTGCATCAGCATCTGGTGCATCTGCTCCATTTCTTGACCCATTGCCTGCATCTGCTGCTGCGCGGCCTGCAAAGCTGGGTTCTCATCGCTGTCGTTCATCAACTTAGGATCAATGGTCTTGGCAAAGCGCTTGGCCATCTCTTGTGCGCCTGGCCAATCCATGTTCTTCACAAACAGGTCACCGGCCACAGCCCACAACTGAGGATTACCCTGCAACAGTTGTGCCATTGCCTCAAGAGCCTCTTGACGTTTGGTCGCGTAGCCTGGGCCGGTGGTCGCAACGACATCGTACTTGCCAACGCCAGGATTGTAGATTTTCTCAAGCACAATCCCGTTTTGGTCCACAATCTTGTTGACCGGTTCGGGTTGTTCGGGGTTAATCTTGACCATCTTGGTGTCGCCATCTTCACCAATAATTCGGGCGATGCGCTGGGTGTCGTAAATCTTAGGGATCAGGTCCACCAGTTGACGGGCCACATGACGCACGCCACGGGCTAAGTTATCGCCATAGTGGTAAGTACCTACATCGCCCTCACGCTGACGCGCAAGGATGGCTTTTCCGCTTCTTTCGTTAGAACCCATGCCCAAACTGGCGTTATATTGGCCAGTGGTGGACTTAATGTCCTCAGATGCGCCCGATTTGGCTTGTAGAAGGCCGCTAGAGGCCATTGGAGGCTGGGCACGCTGGGGTAGCGGCATAACACTGCCCTGACCGTCTGTAACGTCTGGATTGACCTCCAAATAGGGCCAATTGTTGGTGTTAGCGGTCTTCCACTTGTCTTCGTAGCCTTCAAACTGGCCGCCATAACCAATAAATGGCGCTTTTGGCGCCAAGGCCAGCATCTCAGCTTCTTGGGACACCCAATAGTTGTACATGCGCTGGGCATCTTTGGCGTTTCGAACCAAACCAGACACATACAAGCGGCCATCCACCTCAAATTCATTGCCAACAATGCGAATAACGGGGATATATTTGCCTGCCCACTCGCGTTGCTCTAGGATTTCGTAGCCGTTGATCTTGCAATACCGCACTTTTGGGCGGTCAGACTCGCGGGACTTGATGGGTTTGCCGTAAAACGCTTTTAATTGCTTGTCTTCAGGTGTGCCCTCAAACGCCGTAGCGTTGCCAGGGTACAAGTTCAGCGTTGTGCGGTCATAGTCAATGTAGTAGTAGTCGGCAATGCGGATCGTGTCTTCATTAAGCCAATTGCTGATCGACTGGTCACCCACACCCAACGACTGAAGCGTGGTGATCGGCGCAGCATCGGGATACATGCGCTCAAATTCTTCTTTGGTCAAGTCTTCAGTGATAAAACAATACTTGGCATCCGCACCCGTTGGGTCTTGGATCGTAGGGTCCATGTAGACACTGAAACTGTTGCGTACACGGCCAATCTTGATGTCTTGGTCAAAGCTGTTGTCTTCGCAGTACTCAGTCAGCAGGCGAATATAGCCTTCACCGTAAGACACTTGGTTTTCACATGCCGTATCGTAGGCCACATCGGCATCACTGATGTACTCAATGTGCCGGATCATGCCGTTAAAAATGTCGGCCACTTCGATGTCAGCGTTGTCATCCACGGGAATGACTTTAGCGCCTGGGCGGTTTTGCCGTTGGTCGTTGGTGACCTGCCGCACATGCTGGGGCAACTTGTTGATGGTTAGGCAAGGACGGGCGTTGATGGTTTGCCCTTGCACCGCGCCACGGGTGGCCAGTACGTCAGCAGGCCACTGCCAATGGTTGTCGGGTGAGCCTGCGTAAAACTTCAGGTCATCGGTTTCATCTTCACGGGATTCGGACAGCGCCGACACAGCCATATCCAACCTTGCACGCGCAACGGTCAGGATGTCTGCGTCAGACTTCAGTGGTTTGCCGCCAGCAGCAACATTAGCCGCAGCGACCATTCCGGTTGGATCAGCCATTAAAGACCCCTAAAACGTGAGGTTCGCGCATCAGCACATACTCTTTGCCACCATGCGTAAATTCTTGCCCGACATCGAAATATACACGATCACCAACATTAACGTCTTTGCAATCTGGGCCTGCCGATAGTACCACACCAGTGCCAAGTTTCTCGCCAGGTGGCAATACAAACAAAGCGTGCGTCTCAACATCACGCTCCATAATCAGGCAGTTTTGCAGGGCTTTGGGAATCATTTTTTCTTTGGTGGTGGAGAAGCACGTTTGACAGAATACGCAATGGCCACGGCCTGCTTGACCGGCTTGCCAGCTTTTACTTCAGCAGCTACGTTCTTGCGAAACGCCTCGGGTGATTTAGATTTAACGAGGGGCATCACTTTCCTTTCTTTGCCGTTTTAGCAGAGTCTTTAAAGTCTTTGGCAGTTGGCGCACCCTTATCACCAGGGCTTCGCATCTTCTCTTTAGACCCAGCAGCAATTCGTTGTTGTTTAGCATGAATATTGGCATATAGCCCCTGTTTAGTCGCCATGTTAAGACCCCATCCAACTGGTTGAAACCATGCCGCGATCAGAAGACACACGGCGCTCTGTTTTTAAATTGTACTCTCGGTGCGCCACAGGAAAAGCAAAGGTCACGCAAATGGCATCCGCCGCATCCGGTGAAGCAAGCCCCCGTGCTTTCATGTCTTTCTTGGACTCCAAGAATATTGTTCCACGTGAATCAGGCTTGATCATAGGTGAAACCAGATCCGTTTTCAAGAACCTGTCTTTAGGGATGCTTGCTGACCTTAACCAGTCCTTCATCTTGCCCCACATCTCAGCACGCTTGTTGCCGTACATAATGGGGTTGGCTGACTTGTTGCCAAAGTTTACGCCCTTGACCTTGTAGCGCTGTTCTTTCAGGCGGTCAACAATACCAGCGCCAAGACCACCCTCATCAATCACCACCATGGCCGGTTTCCATTCTTCCATGGCCTCAATAATATGGCCAACCACCGTCATCGTGTCATCGCCTCGATGCCGGTCAATTCGGATAATGTCCCTGCCCTGCCGAATTGCAAGGACTGTTGCATCAGCGCCAAACCTTGCAGGGTCCACACCAATAATGATGGGCGCAGTCTGATCCTTGTACTTTTCGCGCTTCATGGCTTCGTCCACAATGTCAGCCGGTATGAACTGGTCATCACCTTCTGACGGGAACATGCCATAGACCTCAACGTGAGCCTGGCTTGAGTCCGGTCCGTATTCGTCAATGATGTTCTGGTACACAGCCTTGTCCGTACCTTCTACGGTGCGCGCATCCACAACCTTGTTGGTCCAGAAATCTCGCTTGGAGTTAAAGCATTCGTAGAAGTACCCCGTATTTCGGCGGGGGTTGCTGAACGCCAACCATAGGCGGTTTGGCGTATTCTCCGTAAAGAAACCAGCGGTCACCGCCCAGATCGAGTCGTCAATACCAGATGCCTCATCAAAGATCACCATCACACCATCGTGGTTGTGAACTCCAGCGTAAGAATCTGGATTCTCAGCAGACCACAGCCGGCCTTCAACCGCCCAATACCGTGTGCCTTTTCGCAGATCTTTTTCCACCAACTCAGTGAGCCAGTTGGCAGGGGCTACTTTTGTCGCACTCACTTCAAACCAGTGGCTGTTAATGCTCATGGCCAACCACTTGGTAATCTCAGCCCATGTGACTGCTCTAAGCTGCGCTTCGCTGTTGGCCGAAATAATGGTCGTTGAGCCTATGCGTGTGGACAACATCCAGATGGTGAGCCAAGACACAAGGGCAGACTTGCCAATACCGCGGCCAGATGAGACTGCATGGCGCAGGGTTTCAAAGTCTATTAACCCATTCTGGCGCTTGATGTGCTCGGTAATCTCTCGCAACACTTCCCTTTGCCATTTTCTTGGTCCCTTGAAATTGTGCAAAGGCGTGTTCTCTTTACCCCAAGGAAAAGCAAACAACACAAAAGCCTCGGGATTGTTTGCAATTGCCGGTGACCACAGAGTGGCCATCACCTCTTGTTCGTCTTCGGGCTTGTAGATTGTGGTTTGCATTAAGGATTTGGCGGTTGTTGCTGAAGCATCGCATTGACCGGCGGCTGGGCCAACGCATTAGGCAACTCATAATTCATGCCCAAAGCAGATCCAGCAGCTGCACCACCACCATAGTACAGCTCGCGCCAATCTGATGGCGCCATTACCGGATTTTCTGCTTGCGTATAACCGGCCTTCTTGTGCGCGGTTAGGGAATCTTTCATCTCCGTCCATGACTGGCGGGGCAACAACCGGTAATCTGGATGTGCAAATTCATGGGGCTCCAAACGCTGACGGTACACATCCCACTTGCGCCACTGCTCTGGAAACAACTCAATCGTTGGATTTGGACCTCTGGACTCATCCACATAATCAACTACTCGCTTATAAAACGGGTTGAAATCTTGCAACTGCTTGGGCTCATACGCCAATTTCTCCGGCGTGGCCACACCAGGGATGTCATTAAGCTCACCAGTTTTTGTGCGGTACGTCTTCGACAACGAAGATCCCCCAATCACATCAATCGCAGCCTTCTCAACATCTTTAACCGGTTTACCCAAAATAGCTTCTGTCGTTGCGTCTGTCTTCAACTTGCCAGCCATCCGGTCACGGAACGCTTGGCCAACAATCGGATCATCCAACATCCGTTCATACGAATTACGGATCATGTGCAAATCAACCGCACTGGTATTGGCCTTCTCCAAATTCAACCACGGCGTGCCAAGTGATGCCGTCTTTGGCCCCAAGCCTGGCACCTGATTCATCACCCGCATAGTCACATCGCGCATAGTCTCCCCAGGCGCCATCTGAAACATCTCCGGCTTGTCCAAAATCAATTTGGCCAACATTGCTTGATTTCCCAAATCAGCCGTACCCAACACACCCATGCCACCGCGGCCAGCTGCCTGCACACCAGTCTGAAGCTGCGCGGTCCTAGACAGGCCAGGCTCACCAACCCTGCCGGCCAACGCCTGCAACTCATCCTGATTCACCAACCTCATGCGCTGCGCCAAAAACTCATTTGGCGTCAACGGCGCATTCGGCGACAACAACGCAAAATTCAACCGATTAAACATGTCCACCTGATCAGGGTTCTGCACCTCATGCGTCCTAATCAACTTCTGCATCAACTCATCATGCGTCTTTTTGGGCAACGATGCCGGATCAATGTTGTTTGCCTTCATCCAAAACATATCAGGCACAGTAAACGTGCCCTCCAACCCACCAGGTATCTTGACCTCACGCTTAGACGTCAGATCCGACACACCAAGTGATTTCGGCTCAGTCAACGTCATGTTGACCCCATGCTTGGCACCCCAATCTTTCCACTCAGCTTCACTTGCCTTTGGGCCAGGCGTGGTGGCCGGCTCTGCCCTCATGCGGCCCCTGGTCATCATCGCATCGTCAATCACCGACTTTGGCACCACACCAGAAATCTTAAACGCCGGACTCTGCATCAGCGATCTTGCAATATCTTCCTCACCGCCAACCGCGGCTTTCAACTCTTTCATGCTTCGGCCAACACCAGTGCCATCTTGCTTGGCCCTGAACGCCTCGAGCGCTTGGTTCTTCTCCTGACCCTTTAATTTTCCAAAAGCCTCAGAGTTAACCAACCTCAATTCTGCCTTGCTCAAATCCTGAATGCTTGCGCCCACCGGCAAACCCTTGGTTAACGGCGCCAACAACGGTGCGGCCTGCGCCATCAATCCCAAGTTATATGCCGGATTGGCCACATTGCGAATGCCTTGGTAATCCGGATGCATCACACTAAACCCCATCTGATCCGGCGCCGTTCCCATAAAACCTTGCACCGCAGCATACGTCCGCGGGTCCGGCAAAGTGTTTACATCCCGTGCTTGCGCCAACTGCCTTGCGGCTGCTCCCTGACGCTGAATGTTAGGGTTGCCAAAAAACGGCGCTGAAAGCGCATTCTGGCTTTGCTGGGCTAGGGCGTTGTATATGGGCATGGCGTGATGTTAAACGAAAAATTAAAAAATAAAAAATATTTTTAAAATGTTCGCGGGGCTACCGTTCCTGTGGCCCTTTCGCGCCGGCCCTACCCCCCCCGACCATGGCCAGTTGGGCAGGCCAGCGCCGGCTGGGCCACCCAACAACCCAAGTGTTAGTAAGCGCTTACATACTTAGCGGCTCAAATCATAATGAATACCAAACAACTCAGCGACTTTATACAATGTCCATTATGTTAAGTCGTAACGTGGTTACGCACAGGTTATACATGATCGTATGTCGCCAAACTCGGTTGTCCACAACCAACGATGAATAACTGCCAGTTTGCCCTGTGGATAACTGGCTTAAAAGGGTCATAGGTTTTGCCTATTGGTTTTGCCGAACCGGTAGTTTTTGGCTATGCGCCTGCGCGTAGTTCTTGAGAATCTATGCAAAAAGCGCATAACCCTCAACAATCATTTATTTTTTGCCTGCACATCTACAACGTTGCTATCGTCCTGAAGCACGCGCTGTTTAGCTTCGTTCAGGGCATCCAAGACGCTGATGCGGGTGTCGGTAACGCTGACGTCAATGCGATCACCGTACATTTTGGGCTTGAGTTTGGAGGCAATCCATTTGCGCGCATCGACTTGCATTCGCTTTTGCTGAACCCAAGCAGAAGCCATGGGTCCTTCCAAATGATCTGGCATGGGTTCGTCAGCCAGCTCGAGAATTTCTTCAGCCAGACGGTCGGCTCGGTTTTCAATGGCTTTCTCGTACATCTCCCGAAACTGAAGATTGTTTCGCAACATCATCATCACGGCATCATACGAAGGCATTCCTTCGGCTTTTAATGCTGTGCTTAAACTTTTTCCAAGCGACATTTGCTCGGTCATTATTTGCCAGCATGGATTGTCAATACCAAACACGGTTGGCCGGCCTGGCCTGCGTTTAACCGTCACTTCAGACGCCAAGTTTTGAGTCACTTGTAAACTCCTAAAAAACGGGGTACTGACGCCAAAGCGTGGTCCCCCAAAAATGCGGCAACTGCAGTTTTCCCACCGCACGCCATCATGTTATCACCTCAATTTCAACCTTGTACTGCTTAACCCCATTGGAGCGTTGCTTGTACTGCCAGTCTAATTGCTTGTGCCCATCGTCCACACCAAGCCAATCAGCAACCCCATCCCTGACCGCCTTAAACCCAGACTGCAGATTATCCCCATCCAACGCCCTTGGAGCCACCCTAGTGAGCACAATCGTGCAAGGTGGTACCGGAGGTGCGGCAACAGCACATAACGTGTTGTACGCCCTTTTACGATGATCCTTGGCCAACTTAGCCTTAACCGCCCAATGCATCCTGACATTGGCCACACTCACCACTTTCATGTCCATTTCCACTTCAATCATCCTAACCCCTTAAAAACTCAAAATCCGTGTACCGACGATTTGACCCGACTTTGTGTACCGAACCGAAGGGGGTATATATACCCCTTCGGTACGTTTCGGTACAACGGGCAAGTCGGGCATCGGTACGTTTCGGTACGTTTCGGTACATCGGTACATCAATTCGGTACAGTACCGTCTGTACCGAAATCGGTACGTTTCGGTACAGATCGGTACACCTCGTTGCGTAGACTGACCATATCTTTTTTAATCAATCCATCCGCTGATTCCTTAAACCGTCTGGAGTTCAATCCATGCCCTTTTGCCGATTCGCGCCACTCATCGTAATTGGCTGAAACGTCTATGCCTTCCATGCCATCGGTGGTTTTCTTGGCCTCAATGGCCACCAAACAGTTCAGGGCGATCAACTGGTTGCCTGGCAACACGGTACGCTTTTGCACACTGCTTACCAACCCGCTGATGTCTACACTGGTGAGATATGCACCCTTGACTGGGTTGCCGTGTTTGTCAAGGATTGGCAAATCAACCTGAGTGATCTGGAAATTTTTAATCGCAGGCATTTCTGCGTCTTTCATCTTTTTGGATTCAAACTGGATGGTCTTAGAGCCCGAATCCAGCTGGCATTTGTACTCAGCGTCCAGTGCGCCTTTCAAAGCTGTCGATCCCCTGCTTCTGTCTTTGTCCATGGCGCCGCTGTGGTGTGCCACCAGCACGCAGCACTTGTAGTCTTGGCGCAAGTAGGTATCTAGATGCTGGATAAAGCTGTTCATGTCTTGGGTGCTGTTTTCATCCCCGCCCATGTTCCGCGCCAAGGTGTCGATGACAATCATGGCTGGTGTATGGCCACACTCTGTGGCCAAGGTTTTGATGGCCTCTGCCACCATGGCTGCTTCTGTGGCGTCATACAGTTGAGCTGCCCTGTGGCTTTTGAACAACGGTGCGCCGACCAGGCTGATGCCGTTGCCTAGCTCCCACGCCTTGAACCGCCGAGCCAGTCCGTTGTGCCCTTCGCCGGCGATGTAGAACACTGCACCCTTTTGCACGCCATGCCCATGCCAAGATGTGCCGGTTGCCACACAGCAGGCGATGTCGATGCTGACGAAACTCTTACCCCCGCCTGGGTCACCGAACACCTGCGCTAAACTGTCAGACTCAATGTAGTCATCGACAATCCATTTAATCTCAGCCAACTCCAAACTGTCGATGCGCGAGAACTCAAACGCCAGCTTTTCCCGAGCAGGCCCAGCCACGCGCTCAATCTGGTCCTTAACCGCATCCAGCCCCTGCAGGCAGTGCAGGTCATTAAAGTCTGTTGGCTTGTTGTCCACCATGTCAGACTCTCCAAAGCTGGGATACACAATCTCGCCAAACACCAGTGCCGCGGCAGCCCGTCCCTTAGTCACCCCAGGGTTGCCCTCCGTCCACTGGTCATTGTCTGCGCCAATAATGATCTTCGAGCCTGGGAACATCTCCTTTGCGCTCTTGGCCACCTTGGCCAAGTTGCCACAATCAAATGCCACCATGACGGTGTAGCCCGTTGCCTCATGGATTGAGGCGCAAGTGGCAAAACCTTCACCCACAAACACAATCTTGCGGTTACCCCGTAGCTCATAAAACCCGCCATCAATCTTGCCACCCTTCAAGAACCGTTTGTTCCCTTCAGCGTCAATCGTTTGGTAACTCAGGATCTCGCCAGACTGGTTGATCACCGGCACCACCAATCTGCCTGCCCTGTCAATCTTGATCCCATGCGCGCCAACGTGCTTGCGAACAAGGTAAGGATGGTCATCACTGGCATCAGCATAGGTGCCAACCTCATCCTCTGCACGCTCAGCAGCCACTGCCTGACTGGCCAACCGTTCTGCATCCTTCTTGGCCTTAAGCTCAGTC